CGGGTGTATACCTGGACATCTAGCGGATCAATCACGTTCTAAGGATTTAATATGAGTGACAGACTTGGTGGCGTGATCTCTGCAACCTTTAACCCATTAGCTGGTGCTCCAGCTACGGTGGAGTATCTTGTTGTCGCCGGGGGTGGTGGCGGGGCTGCTATTGCTGGCGGGGGTGCTGGCGGGTTAAAAACTGCTGCTAATTTTGCTGTTGCCGCCGGTTCTGCATTAACTGTTACTGTCGGTGCTGGTGGTGCTGGCGGTTCCACCGCAAATGGCACCAATGGTTCCAGTTCTGTTTTCAGCTCTATTAGCACAACAGGTGGTGGTGGAGGCGCGTCTACCTCTGGGGCTGGCAGTGGAAGCAACGGCGGATCAGGCGGTGGCGGCTATGGTGGAGGTGTTGGCGGCACTGGTGTAAGTGGAGAAGGTTTTGCTGGTGCTGACGGAACAAGCGGTATAGGTACAGGCAATGGAGGCGGTGGAGCAGGATCGGTTGGAACAAAAAGTTCAGTGACTGCTGTCGGAGGAAACGGTGGGGCTGGTTTTTGTTCTTCAATAACCGGCAGTCAAGTATTTTATGCTGGCGGTGGCGGCGGCACAGGCAGTGGCGGTGGTGGCGGTTTAGGAACTGCTGGTGGCGGAAATGGTACTGGCGCTCCTGGAACAGCAAATACTGGCGGCGGTGGCGGTGGCATCGCAAGTGGAACTGGCGGCGCCGGCGGTTCCGGTATCGTAATCGTCCGCTATCCTGCAACTGCAAGTCCCCCAACATCAACCACTGGAAGCCCTCAAGTCAGCTATGCTGGGGGGTGGCAAATCTATGTGTGGACATCTTCAGGTTCAATCACCTTTTAAACATGAACAAGCACTGTCCAAGATGCGAAACCACGAAGTCAATTTTTGACTTCCCAAAGGACAAATCTCGCAAAGATGGTCTGTTTGCGTACTGTAAGCCTTGCAATGTTCGGCACGTCTCTGCGTGGCAGAAACAAAACATAGAGCGTGTAAACGAAGGCAGCAGAAAGAGGTATGCCAAAAACATTGAGGCTGCAAGAGAAGCTCGACGAATTCGCGTCCGCAGGTGGTATGCCAACCATGCTGAGTCACAAAAAAAACGATCACAAATTTACAAAATTGCGAGACCTGAAATCAAAAGAATGTCTGAAAGCAAACGGCGTGCAAATAAAAGAGGTAACGGGGTATTCTTGGTTACAGACAAAGATATTTTGAAATTGTTGAGAAACCCTTGTGCATCTTGTGGATCAATGGATAATCTGACGATTGATCACGTTATGCCTCTTTCTCTTGGTGGCAGGCATTCGATAGGTAATTTTCAAACTTTGTGTTCAAGCTGCAACAGCAGTAAGCATACAAAACTCATGTCCAAGTGGAAGCAAGAAAGGAACTTGTATGGCTCACTTCGCTAAAGTCGAAAACGGTATTGTTACTCAAGTCATCGTCATTGAGGCGGATGTGCTTGCTTCTGGATTGTGGGGTGACCCATCGTCTTTTGTTCAGACCTCCTACAACACCCAAGGCGGTCAGCATCCTGAAGGTCGTCCTCTGCGGAAGAACTTCGCTGGTATTGGCTATACCTATGATGCCCAGCGCGACGCCTTCATTCCTCCCAAGCCGTATCCGAGCTGGGTTATGGATGAAGACACCTGCTTGTGGAATGCTCCCACGGCTATGCCTACTGACGGCAAGATGTACACCTGGGATGAGGCTACGACTTCGTGGGTTGAAGTAACCCAAGGAGCTTAATCATGCCTCCTCAGTACAGCGGTATGTTCACGCTGTCACAAGCGTCACAGGCCATCAAAGAGCAGAACTGGCCCGGATCAGTCACGCCTAACGTAGAGTACCTAGTAGTTGCTGGGGGCGGTGGTGGAGGTGGTATTGGCGGTGGCGGAGGTGGTTCTGGTGGTTTACTTGCCGGGTTTTCTGGAGTAGTTGCTGGCTCGTCTATTACTGTTACCGTTGGTAGTGGCGGATCAGGCGCAACTGCCTCACCTTATGTTGGCACAAATGGCTCCAATTCTGTTTTTTCTTCTATCACGGCTACTGGCGGTGGTGCTGGAGGAGGCGGAGGAGGCGGAACACAAAATTATGGAAATGCTGGTGGCTCTGGGGGTGGTGGAGGTTACTATGGTTCACCCAACTTTGTTGGAGGGTCAGGAACATCAGGTCAAGGAAATGCTGGCGGATCTGGAAAATATGACGGCACAAACTATGGTGGCGCAGGCGGTGGCGGTGGTGCTGGTACTGTTGGTCTTAATGGTATTGTCCAAAATAAAGGTGGTAATGGCGGCGCAGGTATCGCTTCTGATATTTCTGGCACCCGTACTACATACGCTGGTGGCGGGGGCGGTGGCGCAAACTCAGGTACAGCAGGTGATGTTGGGGTTGGTGGTGCTGGTGGCGGCGGTGCTGGTAGTACTAATGGAAATGCGGCCACAGCAGGGACAGCCAACACGGGTGGTGGGGGCGGAGGAGGTGGTGGTGGTTTCCCTGGATTTGGTACAGGCGGAACAGGTGGCTCCGGTATTGTCATAATCCGTTACCCTGATTTATATGCTGCTGCTGTATCCACTACTGGCTCCCCGACCGTCACGGTTTCTGGAGGCTTTCGTGTCTACAAGTGGACATCTTCGGGATCAATTACTTTTTAAAATAACCAATAAACTGTAGACTTTTTGCTACATTTATGGTATGCTCAAGCTCAAAGAGGAACAAATGGACGAAGTTAGCCACAAAGAGATCTACGACAGGCTGGTTCAGGTTGAACAGAAGGTTGATAAGATCGACAACAATACCAAGGACATGATAAATGCCTTCAGAGCTGCTTCTGGGGCCTTTACGGTGCTTGAGTGGCTGGCTAAGGCTGTAAAGCCTATTCTGATCGTTGGGGCCTTCTTTGGGGCTATTTACGCAGCAATTTCACACAAGGTGTCTCCATGAAAGAAGGTTTACTGAACGGTAAGGTGTGTCCTGTGGCTACTCAGGACATTAAAGTTAACCTGAAAAACCGAAATAACGCCTTCAAGAACTTTGGTTATGGTCCTCCTGACCCTTCGTTGCCTAACGAGGTGTTCTGGATGAAGAAAGCCAAGATGTACAATGCTCCGTCCAAGGACGTTAAGCAGATGCGTTGTGGTAATTGTTCTGCGTTTATTCAAACCCCTGCGATGCTTGAGTGCATCAAATCTGGTATTGAAGGTAACATGGAAAATTCCAAGGAACTTGCTTATGAAGATCAATTCATGGAAGCAGCTAACCTTGGGTTCTGTGAACTGTTTCATTTTCTCTGTGCTGGTTCCCGCACTTGTGATGCGTGGAAATCAGGCGGTCCTATCACTAAGGAGTAATCATGGCTACTAAAATGTCAAAAGGTCAAAAGAAGATCGGTAAAGTTATGCACGAGTACAAGGCCGGTGAGCTGCATAGTGGTAGTAAGTCTGGTCCTATGGTTAAATCCCGTAAGCAGGCTATTGCGATTGCCATGAGCGAAGCTGGTATGTCTAAGCCTAAGAAAAAGAAGTAATCTAAGGAATATAAATGTCAACGTATCTTGAGTTAGTCAATAACGTACTTACGAGATTACGTGAGCCTACTGTAACCTCGGTACAGGATAGTGCCTATTCTAAACTGATTGGTATCTATATCAACGATGCCAAACGAGAAGTTGAAGATGCCTACGATTGGAATGCTTTGAGCAATACGCTCACGGCTGAGACAACTGCTGGCAGTTTTAACTATGTACTTGACGGAGCAGGTACTAGATTCAGGGTGATTGACATCCTGAACGATACAACCAACATACTAATGAAGTATGCTGCAACAACGTGGATGGATCAACAGTTTCTGCTGCTTGACCAAGGCCATGCTGCTCCTGCTTATTATAATTTTAACGGTGTAGACAATAACGGAGACACTCAGGTTGATGTTTTTCCGATTCCTGACGGTGTTTATACGCTTCGTTTTAACTTGATTATTCCACAAGAGGATTTGTCCGCTGATACTGATCGTATTTTAGTGTCAGGTCATTTGGTGTGTTTGCTTGCTTACGCTAAGGCTATTGCAGAGCGTGGCGAGGACGCTGGTATTATGTCTTCTGAGGCATATCAGTTGTATAAGATGGCCTTGGCTGACTATGTAGCTATTGAGCGTAACCGCTACCTTGAAGAAACGGTCTGGGTGAATCCATAATGGCTGAACAACTCCTTACTTCCAGCATCTCTGCTCCTGGCTTCATGGGTATTAACACCCAAGATAGTTCTTTGGACCTAGCTTCTGGATTTGCTTTGGTTGCTAACAACGCAATTATTGACCAGTATGGACGTATTGGGGCACGTAAGGGGTGGACTAAAGCAAATAGTTCAACCCCCGGTGCTCTTGGGTCTAATCCTATCAAAACCATTGCTGAACTGGTTACCAAAGATGGGACTTCTTATACCTTGTGTGCTGGTAATAAAAAGATATTTAAGTTAGCTGCAGGGGTTCTTACTGAAGTAACATTTAATGGTGTTGGAACTGCTCCTACGATTACTGACGATAATTGGTCTACAGCTTACCTTGACGGGGATTTGTATTTCTATCAGCGTGGTCATGTTCCTATCGGCTTTGATCCTGATTCTTCTACGACTACTTATTATCGTGTAGATCAGGAAGCTGGCTATAACGGTACAGTTCAGCAGGCTAATATCGTAATCAGCGCTCTTGGCCGTATTTGGAATGCTGATACTTTGACAGATAAAGTAACTCTTCAGTGGTCTGATATTAAGAACCCACAAAAGTTTGGATCTGGCACTGCCGGTACGCTAGACACCACCTCTGTGTGGCCCAAAGGTGGGGACACAATTGTGGCTTTAGCAAGCCATAACAATTTCTTGTTTATCTTCGGTTATCGTAATATTCTTGTCTATCAAGGCGCTAACTCACCTTCTACGATGACTTTGTATGATACAATCACTGGCATTGGCTGTATTGCCAGAGATTCAGTGGTTGAGACTGGTACTGATGTTATCTTCCTATCTGAGACTGGTGTTCGTAGCATTCTGCGTACTATTCAAGAGAAATCTGCTCCTTTGCGAGATATTTCCAAGAATGTTCGTAACGACTTGATGAGCGCAGTTGCTAGTGAGTCTAAACCAGCTATTAAGGCAGTTTATAACCCACGAGAAGGTTTTTATCTTCTGACTTTGCCTGTATTGAAGACTACTTACTGTTTCGATATGAAAGCAGCACTTCAGGATGGAGCTGCACGAGTGACTACTTGGGATTCAATTGAGCCTCAAAGTTTTTGTCAAAAAGCAGACGGAACAATGTTAATAGGTAAGACGGGCTACGTAGGGACTTATACTGGTTATCAAGATAATGACACTGTTTATCGTTTCCAGTATTTTACCAATCATACTGACTTAGGTGCTCCTTCTGTTACTTCTATTCTTAAAGGCTTATCCGTTGTTGTTATCGGAGGTTCTGGGCAATATCTATCTCTTAAATGGGGATTTGATTTTACCGGAAACTATTATTCTGCTACAGCACGGATTCCTGTTCAAAGTCTAGCATATTATGGTATATCAGAATATAATTCAAGTGCAGAATATGCTGGCGGTACTGCTCTTAAAACTTTAAAAGCCTATCCTACCGGTGTTGGTAAGATTGTTCAAACTGGATATGAGGCTGAAATTAATGGGTATCCATTAAGCATTCAAAAGATTGAAATTCAATACAAAAACGGTAAAAACGTTTAAGGAAAAACCATGACAGATTATGTAAAAAGTACAAACTTTGCCAGTAAGGACAGCCTTGCTTCAGGTAATCCTCTGAAGATTGTTAAAGGTACGGAGATTGATACTGAATTTAACAGTATTGCAACTGCAGTTGCTACCAAAGCTGACTTGAATAGTCCCACGTTGGTTACTCCTCACCTGGGAACACCCTCAGCTGGTGTTTTGACCAATGCTACTGGTCTTCCCTTGACCACTGGTGTTACAGGTACTTTGCTAGTCACAAATGGTGGAACTGGTGTTGCAACTTTAACTTCAGGCGGTATTCTTAGAGGTAATGGAACTTCCGCTATTACGGCTGCTAGTGGTACTGATATTGCAACAGCTATTGGTTCAGCTACGGTAACTAATTCCACCAACGCTACTAACTCCACCAATGCAACCAACGTAGTTAGCGGTGGAACAATTGCTAGTAACGTGACAGCTACAACGCAATCTAACGGGGATAACTCCACCAAGGTTGCCACTACGGCTTATGCCCAAAACATGGGTATTGGCTGGGGTCAAACATGGCAAGATTTAACTTCTTCAAGAGCTGCAGGAAGTACTTATACTAATAATACTGGCAAGCCTATTATGGTAAGTATTTTTGGTATCAATGGAGGTAGTGTAAACTTCACTGTAAACAGTGTTATTGCTGGTAAAAGCGGTATCAATAGCAGTGTTCCTATGGTTCATTTTTACATTATAGTTCCCAACGGTGCTACATATGGTATTAGTTCGTGTAGTACCGTTGTTCACTGGGCTGAACTGCGTTAATTATGAAACACCCAGTCGTTAGCAATAATGGCTATATCTTGTATTTAGAATTCGCCTTTAAGAACACATTCATTCATTGTGATTGTTTTAAGTGGAATAAAACAGTAAAAAAGAACCTGCTAGAAGATTTACAAAAGTTAAGTCAACTAAGAACAGAACCTTTATTTGCCATCCACGAGATTGACGATAAGAAACATTTAAAATTTATCACCATGTTGGGTTTCAAACACTTCATGGATTTCATCGGAGCAGATAACAAAATGCGACAACTTTTTGTGAGGAACCAAAATGGGACTTGAAGCAGGACTTATTGGAGGCGGTCTGAGTCTCCTTGGTGGCGTATTGGGCGGTAACTCTGCTCAAAATGCAGCAGAAACATCTGCAAATGCTCAAATGCAGGCAGCACGAATGGCTGCTGATGCGGCTAAGTTTCGACCTGTAGGTGTTACCACTCGATTTGGTACTAGCTCCTTTCAAACCTCCCCAGAGGGGTATGTAACAGGCGCTCAGTATAACGTATCCCCTGAACTAAAAGCTTATCAAGATCGCTTGATGGGCATGGCAGGTGCTGGGCTTACTCAAGCTGAGCAGGCTCAACAGCAGTATGCACCTTTGACGGGGGCTGCTCAAGGTTTGTTTAAGCTGGGACAACAATATCTTTCACAGTCTCCTGAGCAAGTTGCTGCTGACTATATGAGCAAACAGCAGGCATTGCTGGCTCCAGGACGTGAGCGTGAAAGTGCTCAGTTGATGAACCAGTTGTCAAACACTGGTCGTACTGGTCTGTCTATCGCTCAAGGCGGTAATTTGCAGGCTGCTAACCCTGAGATGGCTGCTCTGGCTAACGCTCGTGCAATGCAGGATCTTCAGTTGGCTGCTAATGCTAACCAAGCTGGTCAACAGCAGGTTGCATTCGGTTCTGGTTTGTTTGGTACTGGCTCTAACTTGCTTGGTAACTACTACAGCGGTCAGGTTGGTGCTTTGGCTCCGTTCCAGACTAACCTTGGATTGACGGGTACAATAGAGAATCTAGGCCAGAATGCTATGACCATTGGTCAGCAACTTGGCGGTCAGAACGTAAGCAATA